ATTGACTACAACCCTTCGGATGTATCGAGTTGGATTTATGATATGGTGATTCCTCGTGACGATGCGGATTTTTATATAACGACATTTAGGGACAATCCATTTCTTCCAAAGGAGTTGATAATGGAGTTGGAGAGGATGAAGGATGCCGACCCTAATTATTGGCAAGTGTATGGCTTGGGAGAGAGGGGACTAAGTCAAGATTTAATTTATACGCACTACAAGACAACGGAGAATTTCCCAGAGGATGGTGAGGTGGTCTATGGTCTTGACTTTGGATTTAACGTACCAAGTGCGATGGTGAAGGTGGTGTTTAAGGAGGGGATAGCATTTGTGAAGGAGATGCTTTATGAGGCAAAGCTAACAACCAACGACCTCATTGATAGACTAAAGGCGATGGATTTGAGTAGGTACGATGAGATTTATTGTGATGCCGCAGAGCCTAAGACGATTGAGGAGTTGGTGAGAAATGGCTTTAATGCAAAACCCGCTAATAAGGATGTGACCGAAGGGATTAGATGTGTAAAAGGTACACCCCTAACTATTCATCAAGATAGTGTAAATTTGTTGAAGGAGTTAAAAAGCTATCGTTGGAAAACGGATAGGAACGGCAACAAATTAGATCAACCAGTAAAGTTCAACGATCACATCGCAGATGCGATGCGTTATGGTATATATAGTAAATTAACCATCCCTTCATTAACGTGGGGGGTAATATAAAGTAGATGGGTTTATTAGACATATTTAAACGAAAGGGATTAGACCCTTATGAAAATGTGAGCAATAATGCTCTCAAGGCGATCAATGGTGCGGTATTGCAAAATTACGAAAGAGAAAGTTACGTTAAAGAAGGTTATCTTGGCAATGCCGATGTTTACGCAATCGTAAGTTTCCTTGCACGGAAAGCCGCATCAATCCCTTGGTATGTTTACAAGATGAACAATGGCGAGAAGGCGAGGACATCGCTTTTGCGTTACAAGAAGTTATCGAAGGGACTTGCTAACAAGGGTGCATTTGAACAAGCACTCATTGAGCGCAAGAACGCTTACTCTGATAACATTGTGATGAACTCACCACTTGCAAGACTTTTGGAGCAACCCAACAAGTACCAGGCGCAAGACCAATTTTTACAAAATCTTTTTGGATATAGAATTTTAAGCGGTGAAGGTAACATATACGGCAACAACGCCAACATACAAGGTGGTAAGTTTCTCGAACTTAACGTACTTCCTACACAATTCTTGGACATCTACCCTGACCCAAATGATCTTTACGGATTGCTCGGATATAAGTTAATGGTGGGTATGGGTATTGATATACCTAAAGACCAGGTGTGTGCTTGGAAAAGCTGGAACCCCGAGTTTAACGATGTTACACGAACTCACTTACGTGGTCTATCACCCCTCCGTGCTTCCTACTCCACTTTAAGGATGAGCAACAATGCCCACAACGCAAGTGCGATGATGACGGGCAATGGGGGTGCTAAAGGGGCGATAGTGCCACGACCGGTTGGTTCAAGCATAGCGACATTCACAATCGAACAAGCTAACATCATTAAGAGAGCGGTCAATGATGATCTCAATGGAATTGATAACAAAGGTGCAATAAGAGTGTTACAAACACCTTGGGATTATCTTAACTTTGGTCTGAGTAGTGTGGATATGGAGTTGTTGGGTACACTCAAGATGTCACTCCAACAATGGTGTCGTGTGTTTGGTTTGCCACAAGTTCTTTTTGATACGGATACTACATCATACAACAACTACCAAAATGCGTTGCGTGATATGATGACCAACACCATCATTCCTCTTTGTTCGGAGTTGAGGGATGAACTAAATAGGTGGCTATTGCCTATCTATGGTGAGGATGTTTATATCGATTTTGATATAACTGCTATACCAGAGATGCAGCAAGATATGGAGCGTATGTCACGCATCTTGCAAAACGCAAATTGGTTGACAATGGATGAGAAGAGAATTGCTATGAACTATGAACCAAAGGGTGGTGCATATGAGTTTAGTTATGTCAATCAAGGTTTAATTACCTTGGAACAAGTCTCAATGGATTTAAGTTATGAAGAACCTGGAGGTATGGATGATAGTGATGGAACGTTATCCCAAGAGCGAGAGCGAGATGCGTTGCAAAGTGGAGCGAGAGATGATGCAGAGGCTTAGAAACCATTATTATCAAAAACTCATAGATGAACGCCAAAGAGAGGTCGACATATTGGCTCAAAGTGGAGAGATTAAGAAAGGGAATTGAGCGTAAATATGAGAAAGAGATAGCAAATAGCATTACTAAGCAATTTAAAAGATTTGCAAGTGATGTTAAGAGATTTGGGGTGGATGGGGCAAGGTCAAGGTTAGGTTTGGAGATGTGGGAGAGTGAAATGATTAAGATCTTTGAAAGAATGTACAAGGAAACCGTTATCACCTTTGGTAATGCCACTTATCGTGTTTTAAAAATACAAGCCAATCAAAAGGCCGAAAATTTTGGATTTAATGCGGAGTGGACACGAGAGGTAATGCAATTTTTGACACAACAAGGGTTTGTTATGGTTAGTGATATAACCAAAACAACTAAAGATAAGTTATTATCAATTCTGGCAAAAGGTATAGAGGATGGATTAGATATTGATAATATTGTAAAACTTATTACAAGTGATGAAAATATTGGTTATTCACTTTTTAGAGCGAGGAGGATTGCCAGAACCGAGGTGATGAGAGCATCAAATATTGGTGCAATGAAGGGCGCACAAGCGCATAACTTTCAAGTCGATAAGGTTTGGATTAGTTCGAGGGATTTGAGAACGAGAAGGATACCACGCGATGAGTTTGATCACTTGCGATTGGATGGGACAACGGTTGATTTGGATGCAACATTTAATACTACTGGTAAAAATGGTCAACAAGTTGAGGCAATGCAACCTGGTGACATCACACAACCAGCGGCTTTTACAATTAATTGCCGATGTACAGTTGGTTTTGTACCAAAAAGGGATGCAAGGGGAAGATTAATATTTAAACCAAGAACAAATAGTGTTTCCATTGATATTATTGATCAGCCAATAAAAATTACACAACAACAAACAATATCACAAGCAAATAATAAAAATCAAGCAAAGAGTAACATAAAAACTATATTTGAAAATAGGACTAATTTAAAAATTAATAAAATATCTATTTCAGATGATTTAGATATAAATCAACTAAATAAAAGAATTGAAGCATTAGATAATTTAACAAACGAATATAATATATCACCGATAATAAAAAATGAACCACCAACTAATGTAATATTTAAAAGCACGAAAAATTCATATGGATATGTTACATATATAGGAAGTGGTGATAAATTAAAAAATATGAACTTTGGTGATAAAACTGATTCATACAATACTCGTAAATTTAATGAATACGATAGATTTATTAGATCAAAAAGTAGAGTTGATGAAAAAAATATTGACATAGCAACAACTGTACACGAATTTGGTCATTTAATTGGGATTGATGTACAAAAAAATAATTTGAAAGCACCAGAATGGTTTAAAAAATGGTTTTCAGAAATTAGAGAAATAGAAATAAATTATTATAAAGAGATTAGAGGTTATAATATGGATAAAGATTTTTATAATATGAATCAAATATCTTTAGGTAAATATGCTTCAACTAATACTAATGAATTTATTGCGGAGGCATTTACTGAATATAAATTAAGTAGTAATCCAAGTAAATATGCAATTTTAGTTGGTAAATCTATTGATAAATATTTTAAAAAATAAAAAATGGAAGCCGTTGACTTGGTTTGTTTTAACTGTAAGCATTTTAGACTTTTTGAAAAAGGTTGTGATGCCTTTCCAAATGGAATTCCAGCAGAAATTACTATTGGAGAGAATAAACACAATCAACCACTACCAAACCAAAAAAATAACATTGTTTTTGAAAAATTAAAAGAAGAAGATGCCAGTTGAAAGATGCAAAAATGGTAAATGGAGGATCGGAGATGGTGAGTGTGTATACAGTTCAGAGGCCAATGCCAATGCGGCTTATCGAGCC